CCCCCCGATAATCTGTTATTACTGTTTTTACGTCAACTTTAAAACAGCGTGGGTTTGTTCCTGTCTAATTTCAGGCCCCATTTCCACCAGCCATTCATCAGTTTGCCCATCAGAACCATCTTTAACGATATCTTTCCGTAATTGGAAGCCAGATTCACTAAGAACCCGTATATCGAAATTCGATTCATCAATCGCAACAGCGTAATTTTCGTATCCACCCTTCAGTAAAGGATGAGGTACAAAACTTAACTTCCCAACAGGGCCAACATACTCAAGTACACGCAAACCAGCTTTGGTTTCCGAACCTTGAATAGAATTAAGCGCTGTTGAAGCATCACCACGAACCATCTTCGCTAACTTACGCAACCATTTATTCGAAGAATAAACAGTCTTTTCCATACTGCCATCAACCGTATCTTGGAAGATGTTTTCAATCAATGCATCAAAGTCGTTTAATGAACCCGATGAGTCAGACAACTGCAAATTTGAGTTGTCATAACCATTGTTTGATTGAACAGCACCAGCACTTCCACCCACGCCAAGTCCCTGAAACGCACGTTTCGGGTTAGCTGAGCTTGAATCCAGACTCTTCGCGCCGTTGAACATCATTGCATATTCAACATTCACTTTTACTTGAGCCAGTTTACGTGCTTGTAAGCGTGCCAATTCTGGCCCGCCATATTGCTGGGAAACACGCGCCGTACGAGTAATCTCGTAAGGTTCGCGGAAGATTTGCGTGCAGTTTGACAACCGACGCACTTTCTTCTGTGTTGCTTTTCCAACCCCAGCACCCTCAGCAATACCTTCTATACCACGAATGGCAAAGGTTTCACCGTCAGTCAAAGATGCACCATCAGAACCAGCTTCATAAGAAGCCTTCCCGCTGGAGCTACCTGCGCCCGATGCAGTACCAACAAACGTAATCGTTGTTGCTTGGCCGTCAGTAATCATATCCGTTGCATCTGCCACAGAATCAAATGTCCATGTACCAGAGCTATATGTACCGCCAACAAACTGCACGTGTTTATCTGAAGGTGAGGACAGGTTTACATCTTTTCCAACCGCAATACACAGAAAATGTGTGTTTGCGCCTGAACCGCCAGAACCCTGTGCTGAACTACCAGAGATTGTGTAAAGACCACCGACTTCAAACATTTCCATTTGAGCTTGTCGGGGGAGTTTTATGATTGATTGGTCGCCATTTGCAGATGCTGTTGCACTATCTACGACTTCACTGTCTGCGGTCATTTCTCCAGCAGAGAGACTGATAGAACGCTTAACGAAATATTCGTCTTCCATCCACTCAAAAATCGGAACAGGTGTTCCGTGCTGAGACATACGACCAGAAACAGTCAAGATAGGTGTGACACTTGGGTTGTAATAATGTATTTCAGGCCCAAGTTCAAGTACCTGCCGTTGCGAACCGTCTGAGAACTGTGTCGAAGTTCCACTACCATATGTAAACGCCATAAGGCTTTTTCCTTTCAAACCCGATAGCATCCATGACAGCTATCGACTCAACGTATAACGTCTAACCGCTAACGTCTATTATGCTTCGAGTTTTTTATCTTGAATTAGCCATAATGCCAGTCCACCATGATTCAACTTGCTTATCTTGCGCACTTTTTACAGGCGCTGTCTTTCCGTCAACTGCACCCGCATTGGGTACTTTTGTCATTGACTTTTTAACATTTTCAGTTGAAACATTAGCTTCTGACTCCGCATTATCGCTTTCTTGTGTGTTTTGAGCCTGTGGGTCGAGTTTCTTCCATACCTCAACCATATTCTGCGGAGTAACATTTTCAGGGGCGCTCATGAAGCTATAATATTGTTTTATTTCTTCATCGCTCATACCGATTGACTTCAAAGCCTGTATTTCAGAATTTTGTGCATTTATTTGCTGGTCTTCTGCACGAAGCCTGTCCACATATTGCATTGCTTTCTTTGCGCCTTGTTCCATAAGCCATTCGTCATAATCTCCACGCCATTTTGCTGATAGACTGCCTTCAACACTCTCTTCATATACATCATAGTCTTCAGGTTTAGCAGGAGGGGAGTCACCGCGAACATCTTGTTTCTGCACTTCATTCTGCATCATCTTTACCATTTCTGGATTCTGTTTCAGCCATTCATCAAGTTCAGATAACTTTTCATAACGCTCGTTTCGATTGCCCAACTCTTGCTCTGCTTTATCCTTCATACTTTGCATATTTCGATATGCTTCAGCCAATTTCGATTTTCCATCATCATCATCTCGAAATTTATTTTCTATCAGCCAACTTTTTTCCTTACTGTCGTCACTTGTTTCCACAGCCTGTTCTTTCGCAGGCTCATTAGCTTCCACTTCCACATCGGTCTCAGGTTGGCTTTCAAGCACCACTTCAGGTGCGCCTTCGGTCTCCGAGCCTTCAGATGTATTGAACTTATCCAATACGTTCATAAGGTTATCGTCGCCAATGTCTTGGGTCTGCTGTTCTTTTGTCGCTTTACTCACACGATGCTCCTTTTCCGTTTATGAAGTTACCCAACTCCCATTATCCCCTCTTCAATAGGAGGTGGGGCTTCCGTTTCTGAGTTAATCGCACTATCGGACATAAACGCTAAATCACTTGCGGTCTCTCGCGTCATTTCCTTTTGCTTGTCTTGTTCTGCTTTTGCGGTGGCACGCAAGTTGCTCACAGCCTGAGCCACAGGTTTTGTGGCATTTGCGATTTCCGCCCGCATATTTGCATGAAACAATTCTCGTTCTCTGGTTTGTATATCACCAGATAATTCTTTATTTTGCTCTTTTAGTTGAGCATTCTCTGATGTCAGGTTCGATATCTCGCCCATACGCTCGATTAAAGCTGTCTTATCAACATCGCCTTCCATATTCATTATCACCTGAATCTTATCGTAAATACCAACTTGCATAAGTGAAATGTCTCGCGACAGATTAGCACTTGGGCTTTTAGCACGGGTACTTCCAACTACAACACGAATATCAACTTCAGCAGTCGTTACATCATAAATCCGCTCAACAGCCTTTGTATAATCATTAATAACTGGCACGTTGATGGTTAATTCTTTTTCGATTCCCAATGGGTTCACGATACGCAATACACGCTGTTTATCGTAAACGTAAGGCGTATATAAAGCCACACATTTACCAACCTCGTTCAACATGTCATATACGGGCAATATCTTCCAATTCTGCTTCCGTGATGATGCCTCATCTATTATCTGAGCTTCCCCCACCGTACCAACAGCGCCACGAGGGTCGCCCTGCTGAAATTTATACGCACCAAAAATCGTTTCTATGTCGATTTCATAACGCTGTTTCTCAGAATAGAGCTGGCTACTGATGGATGGTGGGGCAAATTCCTTGATTTTGCCATTCGATAGCGCATTCGGGTTTGCACGTATAATTGCATTTGGAACAAACCACTTCTCCATCTCTTCTGGGTCTAAAGCACCATCCTCATATATTAATTTAAAACTGGCTGTAGATGTAGCATGGCTTATTAACAATGCCTCTGTTCGGTTTAACATTCGCTGGGGCGACTTTGCATGACGAACATCACCAGCAGGGTAGGGGGTTCCATTATGCTCATTGCACGCAGGAATAAGAGGAAATCGGTCAATCGGCAACACTTCATCGTAAATAACCTTGTCACCAATTACAAATAATTCGCGGACTTGCCGAATATAAGTAACCTGTTCTTCAACTTGCCCAGCCTTAATATATGATTTATATTTATCCTCTTTGGATAATTTTAAATATTGTTCATGGTCAAATGTATCATATTTCCCCGTCAATACATCCGTGACAATTACATGGGGAACATTCACATAGCTCCACCGTACAAATTTTCTAACCTTTGGCTGACCGTCAGACGTAATATCATTCCGACGAAGAACTTTATCTCGGTTATAGCCATCAGCGCCGATTTCATTCTTATATTCATCCTCACGCGCATCTTCAATAATATCAGCATATTCAGGGAAATGATGCTTTAAAGATTCCTTCGTATGTAGGTCAGACAAAATAATACTTGATGCATCTCTAAAAAATGGGTCTATGGAATTTGGGTCTACATATACACTTTCGGGGGATACACGTTTTATGCGGATACCACCTGCACCATTTTCAGCCTGCCAATCTGGGTATACATAAACAAAACCAATTCCCTTTACAATAAAATCACGGCACACGCTCCGATAATGTCTATCACCATTGCTGTCATACCAAACCTTGTCTAAAAGCGCATTATACACGTGAGCGACTTCATTATCAGTCTTGCCTGTGGCGTGAACATCCCACTCAGGAGATGCACCTGCAATATTAGCCAAAACCTGCTCCACAGCAGGGCGAATTTTATTATTGGCCTCTGGTGGTTGCCCCACACTCAGTAAATAATCTTTTTGTGCCGATGTTAGCTGAACACCCAAGTAAAATTCTTCATCTTCAGCCATCTGCGCCCGATAATCAATCGCATTTGATTGGTATAACGTATATTCATCCCGCACATCATTGGCGGAAATGTCTTCAAGCTTTAATTTTTTCAGTTTTATCATATATTCTTAGGTTATGTTACATTAATGTGACGTTTATTGCAAGAAAAAAAATATTAATTTATGCATAAATAACTTCACCTGTTTGCCAATCCATGCCACGCATTTTAGGTTGGAAGGGGATAATACTGCCTTCATCGTCATAAGTCACGTTTGGTTTATACATATCATCTACCGCCCAGCGCAAAGCATCAAGTGTATCTTTCTTAAATGAGCCATGTTCTTTAAAATTTAATAATTCTTGTTCCAACTCGAAATGTTCGTCACGAATAAACATTGCTTTGGATGCAAAATAGGGTTGAAGCTGTTTTATTCGATAATATTTACCCTTTATCGCTTGTTTGGGCGTAATGTTCCAGAAATGTCCCAATTCTTTTGACTTTTGGGTAACATATTCAGATAACATCACATGTCCTGTCTCTTCAATCTTGATTTCTTTCGGTTTATAGACTTCTGCCAGTTCGAAAATTTTATCTGCACCATCCATCGGAGTTACTTGTCCGCGAAAATAGTCAATTACATAAATATTATGTTCTTTATCTACGCCAACAACCATTATAACCGTATAATCCGCCTTTACATTCTCAGATGAAGCAGGGTCTACACCAAAAAATATATTAATAGGCACTTCCCGTCGTTCTCCATCTTCCGCGAGATATATAACGGGCTGGTCATTGTTATAACCAAACGAACCATCCCAATACTGAATATGCTCTTTCTTAAAGACGCGAAAGCTGTCGTCCATTGGTATATTTTGGTATTCTTGATAAAAATAGGCTACGTCACCTTCGGACATCAGCCGTTCCCGCTCATCGCTTAACCATTTGTAGGAACGATAGTCAGACCATAATACTTCTGGTTCTCCGTCGAGTCTGACTATTTCTTTTCCGCTGGCAACAAAAAGCCCTTTTTGTGTATCTTGGACAATAGCTTGATAAAACATCGTATCCCAACCCTTACGTTTTCGATTACCCTTACGGTCAAAAGACATTGGCCCAGCAATACGATTCAAATAACTTTGTTCATCCACTATCGTCCCAATAAATATGAGGCGCGCATCATTGCTACCTGCAATTACAGCGCCATTCAGCCACCCGCGAAACTGTTCGCGTAACAATGGTGTTGCCGTATTGCGCTCACCCTCCCCGTCATCAATAATCGTCAGAGTAGGACGGTAAGCGCCATACTTTAGCCCACGAACCTTTTGGCCAGTACCGCGAACTAATACTTTAACCCAAGAATTGGGTTTGCCGTCTTCATCAAAGCCAGCAATAAATTCTTTTTCCTCTTTTCCCCATGTTTTACCCTTGCGGTCTCCAAAAAAATACTGGAGTTTTTCGTTATGTTCTATTTCATTACCAAGAGCTTGCAAGAAATACTTAGACTGCGTTTCAGACTCAGAAATTAAAACAATAAATTTTTCTTCATCAAATAATATGCGATGTAGGGGGTAAACTAAGTTAATCAATGTAGATTTTGCATGACCACGTGGCGCAACAACAGCCAATTTTGACCCGATTTCCATGCTAAGGAGCTTATTAACAATTTCTTTGTGAAAATCTGGAGATTTAGACCGAATATGATAATTCATTGGCTGTTCTGGGTCTCCAAGTATAAATTTAGCAAAAAAGAATATATCTACATACATTCTTCTTAGAAGACTTTCCCGTTCTTCGGGAGTATAATCGTACTTCAACCCCATCCTTTGCACAGATATGCCAAAAAAAAGAATATTTTATGGAATCGACTCATTTTTTCTTCCTTTTCTTTCCTTTTATGCTCTTTTTTACACGTGATTTTTTCTTTAAAGTATTTATAAGTCTGGATACACCGTCTGAATACCTTATTTCTCCTGTTCCATAGTACACAGGCATTAAGCATCGCCCCCTTGACCCATATATTTTGTATAAGTGTCCACTTGTTCTCTCAAAACAACGATTTCTTCCAACATTGATACCACCAATTCGCTTATCGCACCATCCAGAGGGTATATTTTGCCATCAAGGTTGATAAAAGCATCGCGCTCAACATCCATTTCAACTTGGAACTCAGCCTTCGGTATCGTTGTCTTCAACAATGGCATCAACGCCATCCTTTTTAACCTTTGCCATCAGTTGATTTATCTGTTGGTCGCTTAAATCTTGCCTAACTTGTGCTAACAATTTTTTGTCCCCATCAGATATCATAATAATATTTTGAGCTTTCTCTTCTTTTTCTTTAGCAGTATGCCCTAAAACATCTCCAATACGATTTAATGCTGACAGTCGAACACTATCAGGTGTCTCGCCGTCATCAACAAGTGTTTTTAGATTAACAGCAACATAATCGTCGTCAAGCCCATGTGATTCAAACTTATCTTTTAGTGATTGGTTTACCATTTCCTTTATTGATTTCTTTCTTAATATCCTTAGTCCGCGACGCAGAGCCTGTTTTGGGTTGTTGTCGCTAAAAACCGCCATATACTCGCTGATAATGTCATTAGCATTTGCGTTTCCGAACTCATCAAACGAATTTTTGTTAATGAGTCTCTCGATGTACGCCTTTTGTTTGCTTGTAGGCGGTAATGCATGCACATAAGGTTTACTAATATCGTCAAAAAACTTGGTTTCCTTTGCATAGATATGTTTAGAAGCAGTTGATGTATCTCCATATCCTGTTCGCAGAATTACGCTCGGTTTTACATTCTGTTTATTGAACTCAAACCGCGCAAACACTTGTATAACTCGATTATTCCATGTGACAATCCAATCATTCTTCTCAGCTTTACGCCAATCAAACAAGGCTGGGATTTTATATCTCATCGCCTCAGTTAAGGAATATTCATCAAACTCTTTTCCATGACAATGAACTTTCACATAGCTAATATATCATGACTCTTGGGAAATGCAAACAACTATTACCACATTTTAGTTCCATACTAAATAAAAATGAATTTACTAAATTTTCCATATAATATTAATATACTAATATTATATAATTATACCAGTACCAGTACCAGTACCTATACCAGATTAATAGCTAATTAAATAACCCATTAAATAGTCTATTAAATAACTTATTAAATAACTTATTAAATAAGTGAGGGTGGTTTCTTCTCTATAAAATAATTATTTAAGTACAACTTGTAAGCAATCTGTAGGCAACCTGTAAGCAACTTGGAAGCATTTTAGCTCGTAATTTTTATGGAGGTCTCTCCCCCCCGTACCGCCCCCGCACAAAAGCGGATTCCACATTCCAAAGGCCGTTGAGTAGCCAACTTTTCCCCGTTTACGTTGACCCCGACCCCCCATTTAGCCCACCGTACGCGTAGGATAGCATGCTACTCCTCGGATTCCCTCATGCTAAGCCATCTGCTAAACATCTGCTAAACCTTGATATTGTTGGAGTTGCACGATAATACTGGACTAAGCTAAACGTACGGGGTAAGTTGTGCCAACGAATCGAGGGGAAATATCCCAGATTTGATAAACCTAAACCGTCGGGAGACCGACAAGGAGATTGACATGAACATCGAACGCAAACCAACAACAAACACGCTAACCCCCGAGGACATCGAACGCAAGGGTAACACCCACGTAGACACAAGCGAAGGAAAGACCGTCGTGGTGCTACACGTAACCGACATCGTAGCTATTAACCGACGAGATAATAGCATTACCCTCAGCACAGGCGGATGGTTCACCCCGACGACAAAAAGGCGGATGAATGAGGTCGCAGAGGCATACGGTCTCGGATTTCACGTATACCAGACGAAGGGCGAATGGTACGTAGATGCACCCACGTTCTTAAATCCCGACCCAATCCACTTCGGTAGTGACTCGGTGACTTT